CCGTCTGCAAGGGCATCACCCGCCATACCAGCCCGTTTCCTGTCGTGATTGGTGACTACTGGTCCGCCGCCCGCTGCGCCGACGTGGAGCAGCTGGTGATCAGCAAAGGACAGCTGCAGCTGGCGGACTGCATCACCAACCAGGACGTGGGCCAGAACACCTTCGATGCATTGAGCAGTCACGCGCACAACGTCGGCACGCCCAGCACCTGCGCCAGTCGGGCGGTCGCGCTGATCAACGCCGGCCGCATCGCCGAGGGTTGCCGGGCGCTGGCCTGGGCGCCGGACGGGCGAACCCCTGTGTGGGCCTTTGTCACCGATGCCCAGGGCCGCAAGCGGTTCGTTCCAGGCCTACACAACCGCCGACTGGCCGAGATGGAGCTGTGCCTGAAATGAGCCTTTCCCCTTTGCGCTTGGCGTTGTTCGTGTTGCTGGCCGGCCTGACGGCCTGGGTCGCATTTGACTGGGTTATCGACCAGCGCGACGACGCCCGGCGCGAGCGCGACAGCGCGCAATGGGAAGTGAACGGCCTGCGCGAAGCGGCCCGCCTTAGCGGCGAAAGGCTCGCCGAGCGGGACGCGATCGATCAACGAAACACCAGGGAACTGACCCATGCACTTACTGAAAACGAACGCCTGCGCCGCGCTGTTGACACTGGCGGTCAGCGGCTGCGCGTCAACGCCACCTGTCCCGCCTCCGGATCTGTGTCCACCGCCGCCGGCGCCGCCCGCCTGGCTGATGCAGGAACCGCCGAACTCGCAGCAGACGCTCGACCGGATTATTTCACCCTCCGAGAACAGCTTGCCCTCAGCCGGCAAATGATCCTCGGCCTACAGCAATACGCCTCCGGAGTGTGCCAGCGATCGCCGGCGCACCAGGTCAACACCTTTACCCACCTCAACGAGAGAGCCACCCCATGAGCCAACAGAACACCGAAATCACCCTGGAAATCGGCGAACAGGAATTCACCTTCAACCTGACCCCGGCTGACGTGACCAAGTACTTCAACGCCCTGACCCAGACCAACAAGGTCGCCCCGGGTAACAACCTGTTGATGACCACCGTGCTCCAGGAGCAGAAAGCTGTCCTGAAACCGCTGCTGGGCAATCCGGTGATGGTGATGCAGATCGCCGGCGCGCTCCTCGAGGAGTACGCACCGAACGTTGAGGTGATCGTAAAAAAGCGCTCGAGCACGCTGAGCGCCTAAGCGAGAACGGCCTGGGTCAACTGATGGCCCTGACGCACCGCTGGCTGCCTGGTGCCGAACCCACGCCCGAGGCGATGGGGACGGCCAAGTGGCTGGAGGACGAACACTGGAGACGCATGGAGTTTGCCGTGGCTAACGGCATCGCCCTTGCGCTGAACGGGTAACGACATTGGCAGACCGTAGCGCCAGCCTGGCTTTCATCTTGAGCCTGACCGACAAGGTCACCGCGCCCCTGGGCAAGGTGAAGATGGGCTTTTCCGAACTGGCCGACCAGAGCGAAAAGCACATCAAGACCATTGGCCTGGGCTTGGGCGGGCTGACGGCCGGCGTAGTCGGGATCCGTGAATCCATGGAGCCGGCCCTGGAGGTCAATCGCGCCCTGGGAGACGTCCGATCGCTGGGCGTGGCCGAGGATGCGCTGTCGGCCCTCAATGCGAAGTCCCTGGAGTTCGCGGTGAACTATGGCGAGAACGCCCAGGAATTCGTGGCCTCGGCGTACCTGATCGAGGGCGCCATCAAGGGCCTGGCCGGCAACCAACTGGCAGTTTTCACCAACACCAGCAACCTGTTGGCCAAGGCCACCAAGACCGACGCCGAAACCATGGGCGAATACGTCGGCACCCTCTACAACCTGCAGAAGTCCCAGGCCGATGCCATGGGTAAGGGCGAATGGGTCGAAAGGCTCGGCGGCCAGACGGCGCTGGCGACCCAGCTGTTCCGTACCAGCGGTGCGGCGATGAAAGATGCGTTCAAGGAAGCAGGCGCCATCGCCACGACGGCGGGTGTCGACCTGGCCGAGCAGATGGCGGTCATTGGCACCTTGAGCAGCACCATGGAAGGCGGCGATGCCGGCGGACGCTACAAGGCGTTTTTCGAAAACCTCAGTACTGCCTCGGACAAACTGGGCGTCAAGTTCACCGATCAGCAGGGCAAGATCCTGCCGATCATGACCATCCTGGACAAGCTCCAGGGCAAGCTCGGCGACCTGACCAGTGCCGCCGCCGGCGCCAAGTTGCTGGAAGCGTTCGGCGGCGAAGGCGCCCAGGTGATCGGCGCGCTGGCCAAGGACACGAGTCGGTTGCGTAACGGCATCGAGCAGTTGGGCAAGGTGCGCGGCCTGGAGAATGCGGAACACATGGCGCGGGCGATGGTGGACCCCTGGCAACAGTGGGCGTCCCTGGTCGAGGTTATGCGCGTGGTGTTTGGCCAGGTGCTGATCCCGGTGCTGACACCGTTCATGAACAAGATGGTCGAAATCGGCAAGACCCTGGTGCGCTGGTCGCAGCTGTTCCCCAACATCACCCGGGTGATCGGCATCACCGCGTTGACCATCATGAGCATCGTAGCGGCCATGTCGTTGCTCACCGTGGTCGTGGGGGTTTCCAGGATGACCTGGTTGGGCCTGGTGTCGGTCTGGAAGGTCGTCCAGTTGCTGAACCTACGCACGGTCGCCGGCTTCGTCCTGCAAAAGCTGGCGATCCTGGCTTACATGACGGTGATCTATGCCTTGAGCGCCGGTCTGGCGCTGGTACGCGCCGCCATGCTGCTTTGGCAGGGGGCGATCTGGCTGGTCAACGCCGCACTGTTGGCCAACCCGGTGGTGTGGATCGTGGTCGCCATCGTTGCCCTGGTCGCGATCGTCGTCGCGGCCGTCTACTACTGGAACGAGTGGACCACGGCCCTGATGAACACGGCCGCGTTTCAGTTCGTTGCCGAGCAGTTCCAGAAGCTTTCCGCCTGGTTCGACTCCATGGGGGGCTGGTCAGGCATGGCCAGGGCCGCCTGGGACAGCATTGTGTCCATTTTCACCCAGGCGGTTAACGGGGTGATCGAGCTGCTGAACAGCATCCCGGGCGTGAACATCGAAGCGCGCTTCGGCGGCATGCCCGAGGTGCCCGGTGTCGACGCGGCGACCAGCGCCGCCGACACGGCCAGCGCCGCGCAGAAAGCCCAGCAAACCATCAACGCGGCCATCCCCAGCCTTTCACCGGCGCGCCCCTCGGCGGTACCGCCTGGCGGCCTGCTGACCAGCATCCAGAACAACAGCAACAGCCAGAACAAGGGCACACATGTGGAGAACGTAAACATTCACACGGGCAAGCCAATGAGCCCGCTGGAGCTGGAAAACATGATGGCCATGGCGGTGGGCGGATGAGCGAGTACGTGGACCTGCTGATCGTCGACAACGACTTGGCGCTGGATCCCTCGCGTCAGCCGCGGCTGATCGATGACCGCGCCTGCATCGCCCAGGACATTGCCCACATGATCCGCGACAGCGGGTTGTTGGTCGTCCTGGTCGCCGAGCGTGATCGGTTGCGGCAACGCGACTGCATCCAGCAGCTGGAGTTGCTGGTGGAGGATGACGAGCGCCTGGTACCGGGCACGGCACGCATCACCCAGCAGGCCCCCGGCGTCTACCTGGTCACGGCAAAGACCCTGAAATTCGGATCGATTGAGGTAAGTCTGTGAGTGTCGATTTCAAGAAGGTGATTGCCGAGACAGGCATCCCGACCACTGAGGCGGGCCTCAAGGCCGCGTGGGAAAAGGAAGTGGAAGCCCAGGGCGCCAAGGTGGCCAACACCAGTAGCTATTCGCCGTTCTGGCGGGTGATGACGGCCCTGGTGACCAAGCCCGTACTGTGGTTGCTGGACTTTCTGTGCCTGACCGTCTTGCCGAATTTCTTTGTCAAAACGGCGGTGGACGCCTGGCTGGACACACTGGCCTGGGCGGTAAACGTCGAGCGCAAGGGGGCCACCAAGGCCCAAGGAAAATTGCTGTTTACCCGGACCACGCCGGACGGCGTGATGGAGCTGGAGAAGGGCATCGTGGTGCAGTCGGCCGCGATCAACGGCAACGTCTACCAGCTTGTCACGACGGCCGCCGCGACCTTTCAACAGGGACAACTCCAGCTTGAAGTTCCGGTGGAAGCGGTCGACGCCGGCAGTGGATTTAATCTCGCGCCGGGGTATTACGCCATCCTGCCGGTGCCGGTACCGGGCATTGTCCAGGTCGTCAACAGCGACGGCTGGCTGGAATCACCAGGTGCAGATCCAGAGCCCAACGACCAACTGCGCCTGCGGGTGCGCAACCAGTTCTCGGCGGTGAACCAGTGGCACACGGACGCGGTGTACCGCGCCATGATCTCCGCCTTCCCGGGTGTGCGGCCGGACTGCGTCTACTTCGAGCACGGCGCACCACGAGGCCCCGGCAGTGCAAACGCTTATGTGCTGTTCGAGGCCGGGGTCCCGGCCAGCAGTTACCTGGACCAGATCAACGCGCACATTCGCGATGAAGGTAACCATGGCCACGGTGACGACTTGCTGGCCATGGTCATGCCTGAGCAACTGGTCAGCCTGCAACTGAACGTTTATCCCTTCGCCAATCAGACCCCGGCTCAGCTCGCTGATCTCACGCACGAAATTGAGTTGTTTGTACGGGCCGCATTCCGCGAAAGCACGTCCCGGGACTACCAGCCCACGCTGACCTACCCCCAATCGCGATTCAGTATCAGTCGTCTGGCGAAGGAGCTGCATGAGCAGTTCGCCGGTATCGAGTCCGTCAGGTTCGTACCCATGGGAGACATCGTCAGCGGGCTGTCGATTCCCCGGATACAGAGCCTGAAAGTGGTGATCATGTGATTAAGCTCAAACTGCCGTTCTGGCTCGAAGGCACTGAGCTTTCCAAGCTCACCAAAGCCGCCCAGGCCTGGTGGGAAACCGTCACTGGGTGGCTGCGTTGGCCCTATTTGCAGGTCGACCCGGACACTTGCCACATGGGCATCCTCGACCTGTGGGCCTGGCAGCGTGACGTCACGCGCTTTCAGGGTGAGCCCGAGGCCTTGTTTCGGCTGCGGGTGAAGTACGCCTTCATCAACTCCGTAGACGCTGGCAGCACCGCCGGCATGAAGCGCATTTTCGAGCGTCTGGGCGTGGGCTACGTCGAGATTGAGGAACGCCAACCCGATCGGGACTGGGACGTTATCCAGCTCAGATTCAGCAATACCCAACTGTCGCTCAACCCCGAGCTGTTGCGCGTTCTGATTCAGCAGTACGGCCGGACGTGCCGGCGTTATGACTTCGTGACCATCACTCCCATGGCGCTGCAAATCGCCGTGGTGGACTTCAACG